GTCCGGTCAACTTGTTGGCGTCTCCAACATTGGGATTAGAAGCACCGTTATAGAGCGTGTTCTGTTGATCGCCACCCGAAGTGTCCTGCTGTCCCCACGTCATGTTGTGGTTGTGAGAAGGCATTTCGGTCTGAATGAGCGTATGCTTATCCTCGCCAACCACTCCGGTTGAAGTCGTGGTTTGATTGACTCCAACCGGTCCGCTTGCTGCAAAAGTGCCTACACCAACTGGGAACACTGCGGACATTGTGGTATCGACTTCCCACATGGGACCGGCAGCAGCGTACACCGTAGAAGTGCCGTCACCGCCATCGTAGGAAAGAAGCGCGGTTGTCGATTCCACCCAGATCCGTCGTTCAGAGCTACCCGCTGCGGAAGGATTGATTCGAATCCAAGCAGTGTATGCCGTGCTCCAGACCCACCAATTTCCGTCATTATCTAACCAAGGATAAATTCTATTGTCCGAAGTAGGTGCCAAACTTCCCGTGTTAAAAAATGAATTTCCAACAGTGAGATTAAACTGCGCCACCGTTTGTCCGATCAGGTCATTGGCAAGGGTCTGGTAGCTGCTGGGGCAGTAGTTGATCGGCAACGTCGGAGGCGTCAGCGAAATCAATGTGGTTTGAAGGGTCGGCATAAGCGGAATCAGTTTCCAGGGTCAGAACGGTACGCAAACAGGTATTGAGCGCAGGTATCCAGCATCGAGCAATCGCAACTCGTTTGGCTTGAGCAGTTCAACGCCAAGGAAGAACACGCCGAATCGGTTCGGCATTCGCCCACGGTAGGCTCCTGAACTTCAATGGCATTCACCCGTAGAAGTTTTATCCGAGCATGCCCTGTCATTGCAATCCGCAACTGGACATCAAATAGACGCTTAAACTGTTCTCCGATAATCGGGTCGCACGCATCCGATGGGGTCGGAAGCCTCATTTTAGGTCGATACTGAGGCTGAAGGTTTTGAATTGGAGCGCCGCATCCGGATCCGGAGCACAAATTTATGTTTGCGCATTCCGACCACGAATGCCAACAGACCCAGGCCGGATACTGGTCCGGCTTGTATTTGACATCAAACTCGCAGTTTCCGCGAAGGTCATCGACCCAAATTTCAGCAGAATCTAGGCGCTTTTTGAACTGCTGCTGATCGAAGTTGTACGCCTTGGTTTGAATTTCCCACTGAATAGGGGTTTGAACATTTGCTGCTGGCGTATCTGAATCGTCGTCTTTGGTTATTTCCCAAATCTCAACAGCCATTGTGCTTCGATTTCTAGCAATGATATATGCATTTTCATTGCCAGCATATTCAACCTTGGCGACTTGATGAATATCCAAACCAGTCCACATCCCCTCCCAAGACGGAGGAAGCTTACCCTTTAGTCCGGAAATTAGATTGAATTCAAGAATTGATAATGCTCGATGCAAAACTCCTTTGTCCGAGTGATACGGAGAGGAGGTCATTATCAATCGGTTGTCGAATGTGATGCCAGAACAGTAGGCCAATAGGTCCGACTGATCCTGTTTTACCAAAAACGACATCTCATTGGACAATGGAGTGTTGCCCCAATCGCTAAATTGCCGAAGGCCGGCAATAAACGATCGAATGCCGTCTGGAGCACGATAGTACACATCACCGTTTACAGTAACGCACGACCTGGCCGATACTGACCCGTAGTTAACTAGAGAAATGGACTGAATCGGGTAGTTCAGGTTTTTCCAGGTTGTGCGATCCGTTGGTGCGTTAATTGAGAACACATACTTTGGAGTCATTATGAGCAGTGGCCCTTGGCCCAAAGCCGTGTTCAGAACTGCCGGGATGCCGATACCGGTAATGCCTCCTGAATCTTGAGCAACGGTAAAATCTCCACCTTCGTTTAAGAACGTGTTTTCAGTCTCTTTCAGAACGTCTGAACGCTGACCATTGCCATATACAATATCTGTAGCCCTAAATGAAAGACCGTTTGGGAGTGCGTACCAAATTCGCCCCTGAACATACCCCATCACGGTTCCGCACTTAATCTCATCATTGCCAGCGCGACGCATGGATGCTCCGTCCCAAATCAAAGGCCGGCTGAATCCATCTTGAATGATTAGAAAGTTTTCAGCCTGAAGCATCCAACCTTGATTGAAAATGGATGGGTTAGGATCTCCTGGAATGCTGATTTCTGTAACCGAAGTGGATCTTTTATCCCACAAATAGACACGACCACCGATTAGAAAAACGAGATACTTATGACCGTCATCTGAAACGTATCCAGAGCAGCATTGAAATGTTCCCGTGATGTTTTGTCCTGACAATTGGAATGGAAACTTCTTCCACCCCGGGCGGGTGGAACAAAAAGCACCGTAAAAGGTGGTATTGACCGCCCAAACCACCTGATTTCGGTTAACAAGGTTTGGCGAGCGCCCCGTGTCAACTCCGCCCTCAAACGAGATTGAACCGTCGCTAATCCTTTTGGGTGCGCGTTCGCTCATGCGGAAATCTTGGTGATGGTCACTCGACTACCTTGCTCAAACACCGAATTCGCAGAGGACGAATCGGCGTAAATCGCAACCTGAATGGAATCAGAATTGGCATTTGTGATTTGCACAATACCACCAAGAGAAAGAGTGACAGATTGGGCACTGGTGGTCGTTATCCGTCCAGTAATACCGGTAACTGCTGAGTTCTTTAGAACTTGAGCAGTGTACGTTCTTGTTAAGGAATTAGGACGAACATACAGGGATACTTGTATTACATAATACCCAGTTGTGGTTGGTGTATATGCTCCATTGGACCCAAAAGCAGCTTCAGTTTGAAAACCAATGGTTGTGGAAGGTTGGTTTGCCGCCACGAAAATTACAGCACCCAATCCGCCACCGGAAACAATTGGAACCGTCCATCCGCTTTCGAGAGTGGCAAAATAGACTGATAGATATTGTGGGTTAAATGCGTTTGCCAACCCCAAGGATGTCCTGGCTCCTGCGGCTGTGCTTGATCCTGTGCCTCCATTAGCAATAGGTAGCACTCCGGTCACCGCGCTACCAAGGTTAAGTTGCTGGTAGCTTGCTTGAACGCCTACACCATTTGAACAAATGGGATAGGTCACAGTCCCAACCGAAAGCTTGGCCAAGGCGGAGGTTGACGAGGCTGAAAGCAAATCACCAATTGCGAATGTCGATTGCCCGGTCCCGCCTTTCGGGGCCGTCAAGGTGCCTGACAGGTCACTGGTTGGAATTGTCGTTACCGTCGTAACCGCCCCAGTGGTCGTCGTCACCTTGGCATATCCCGAAGAAAGACTTCCAAGAACTTGAGCATTAGGAAGTGATCCGTCTGCCGTTTGAATCAGGTAGGTTGAAGTGGACGGAGCGCCGCCCCCGGCTGCTCCAGTGGTGCCCCTAGGCCCTGCAATGGATACTTTCTGACCAAGAGCAATAACGGTTGTGCCCGGAACCGCTTGAACATTTTTGCAGGTAATGGAATTGCTCGTAAACGAGATAACCTCAAAATATCCCGCATTCCCGATATACACTTCCAGGTATGCTCCGCCAGGGCTAGACGGCAAAAAGCTGGTAGAATCCACCGAAACCACTACCGTAAAGCTGACGTTTGGAACAGTAAACTGAGCCGTGGTTGTGCAGTAAGCATTAACCCCATTTGACCCATTGGTTCCGTTTGACCCGGCTGGACCGGTCGGACCAGGGATATTCACTACGGTTGGACTGGTGCCGCATGTGCAGCACCCCGAGCTACTTGGAAGTTGAGCAGGCATAACAACAAAAACAAATGATCGAAACAGCAACAACCGAAACCGTTGTTCCCACCGCGATTCAACCGCAAAGGCTTCTTGAATACAAGTACGGGATTCGGACCAATGTGCGCCTTACTCCCGCCGACGTGGAATGCTACGCATTTCGGAATAAGCTACAAATCCACGAAGGCGGCCTTGGCACTTATGGACATTGTAGAGAATTGTCCAACATACTTTGGCCCAAGCTTATTTGGCATGAATGGCTTGAACGGCAGATTGAGAGCTTGTGCGAGTCTAACTATGTAAGTTGGGCAGGTTGCGGCGCATCGGGAAAGACCTACGGTGCATCTCTCTTTGCCATGCTGTTTTGGGCAGCAAACCCATCCAAAACGGCGGTTGTATTGACCTCAACCACCGCCAAGATGATCCGAAAGCGTATGTGGGGAAACATCCAAGGGCTTTTCCGGGGGTCCACGGGCTTTCCGGGTAACCTTGTGGACTCAAAAATGACCCTTCAGTCAGTACGAGGAGACGATAAGCACTCAATCTCGGCAATTGCGGTAGCGGAGGGAAACACCTCCAAGGCCGTAGCAAACATTCAAGGTATTCACGCGGAACGGGTTATGGTAATCGTTGACGAAGCAACTGACACCCCAGAGGCAGCGTTTGAGGCGTGTACAAACCTGTCCAAAGGCTGCAAAGAATTCAAGTTGTTGGTGATCGGTAACCCTGCCAGTAAATTTGACCCCCATGGCCGTTTTTCCACGCCCAAACACGGTTGGGGATCTGTTGACATTGAAGACGATGAATGGGTTACAGAGCGAGGCGTTTGCCTTCGGTTTGACGGGTCAAAGTCCCCAAACTTCAAAGCTGGACGTACCTTGTACCCATTTTTGATTACAAAGCAGCAGTTGATTCAAGCCAAGGAACACGAAGGCGAGAATAGCCCTACGTTTTGGAAATACACCCGTGGAATGTGGGCACCGGATGGCATGGTTAAGACGGTTCTATCTGAGTCCCTGATCGATAAGCACGACCTCCGTAAGCAGATCATTTTCCGAAATGCATCGACCAAGATCGCCTCGTTGGACCCGGCATTTATGGGTGGTGACCGGTGCATCCTCCGATTTGGCCGCCTGGGAATTAACCTTGCGGGCATTATGACCCTATCCTCTGACGAGATTATCCATATCTCGCCAAATGCCATGTCTCAGGAGCCGGTTCATTATCAGATCGCTAATTCAGTAATTGAGCATTGCCAGAAACGCGGAATCAGGCCGGAGCACTTTGCCCTAGACTCGTCAGGCGAAGGCGGCGGATTGGCCGACATTATTCAAAAGACCTGGGGCCAGATTGTGCGCGTTGAATTTGGAGGCAAGCCTTCGCAAAAGCCTGTATCAGAAGAGGATGCGCGTCCGGCAGAGGAGGTCTATGATCGCAAAGTGTCGGAACTTTGGTTTAGTGTCCGACAGTGGGCCACCAAGGACAAGCTGGGCGGGCTAGACAACGATACGCTTAAAGAGTTGTGCGGCAGGATGTTCAATGATGAAAAGCGCAAGATTGTCGTTGAGAGGAAATCCGACATGAAAAAGCGGACGGGCCGGTCGCCGGACTTGGCCGATGCTTTTGTGGTCATGGTTGAATTGGCTCGTCAGTTAGGCGGAGAAGGGGGAAAAGAATCTAGGTCAGACAAGCGGTGGGACGATATGGTCCACACTTTTGATAGTCTGCATACCGACGAAAATACTTATGTGGAAGCTCCTGAACGCACATTTTGGTCCGAGGGGGGGATGGACGTATCGCATTCCTGAAAACGGTATTATCGTTAACGGTGGTACTTTTGAGGCGTTGGTGACCGAGGCGACCAACCATTACTTGGCCAAC